AATCGGGCTGGGTGTCGTAGTGTTTCTGCGCAGCGCCATGCGGGTCAAGCGCCATGCGGGTCAAGTCTCGCTTTCTAACAATTGCCGTTCCAAAGCATTCAGTTGATGGTCGGGGCACCTCGACGGACTTCGAACCTGCCCTGGCCATCGAGCCGTTCGCCAGCCCGTTCCTCGGCCCCGTCGAGCCGGTCTTCCTGGAAGCCGAACGCCTCCTCAGGCGAGTGGCGTGAACGGCACTATCCGATGGTCGCCAGAACGTATTCCATCCGGCGCTGCTTGCACCACATCTCGGCCGACTTGCGCTTGCGCTGCACGTCGTTGGAGTCAATGCGGCTGGGGTCCTTCACCTCGATGACGACCTTTCTGCCATCCTCGTACTCGACCAGGAAGTCAGGCACGTAACGGCGCTGGTGCTTCTGGCCGTCGATCCACGGGATGCTGATGCCGTGCCGTTTCATCCATTTGACAACATGCGGATCGCGCTCCAGACGGTCCATCATGCGGCGTTCGAGGTCGCTCTGGTACTTCTCGAAGTTCCAAGGGCTCTTTTTCGGGTTCGCGTATTCGCCGTGTATGCTAATTGCCATGTTCGATGACCCCCGCTATGAGCCCCGGAATGGCTGCCATTTTGGCCCTCACCTGACGCAGCATCTTCCATGCGAAGTCCACATCTGAGCGCTCGGCCAGACCGAGCGAGTTCCCCTTCAGGAACTTCGCCCGAACATGGTGGAGCAATGCGCTGTAAACGGCATCTTTGAACGTCGCGGCGTAACCGGCCTCCACGGTCAGAAATTCGGCCATGTCGAGCAGGGCTTCCTTGACGGCGTCCCGGGCAGCTTCGTCTGAGATCTGCACGACGGCCCCGCCAGGAATCATTTCGTCGGGGGCTGAATGGATTGTCTTCCATCCCTGGCCACCGAGTTCCTGGCCGACGACTCCCGCGATGCCGACCTTCGTGATCTCCATCACGGTCGGGTCGTATTCGATGGCGTCCAGTGCCTTCTTCCAGTCCTCGAGGGGCTTGGGCGGGGGCGCAATATCACCCACGTCGAATTCGCCCTCGTCCATAACGGACGGATCAACGGGCGGCAGGTCAATCACGAGGTCGGGTTTCGCCAGGTCCTGCTTGGGTGGCGGCGGCGGCAGGTCTTCGGTTTCGTCGAACTCCTGGTCAATCAGAACCCCAGTCCGCTTCCTTGCGTTGAAGATGTCCCAGAGCCATTGATGCTCCAGCTTCGGATGGTCAACCACAGCGCAGATCTGCGGCTCGGTCGGCTCGACGCCCTTCACCCGCACACGCCGCAAACCGCGTCCGACAACCTGCTGCCCGTACACCTTGCTGCCAAACTTGCGCAGGAGCAGGATGACGCCAACTTCCGGCACGTCCCACCCTTCGCGCAGCATCAGGACGCTGACGACCGCCCTGTACGGCGTTGCGCTTTTCTTCTGCTTGCCCAGCTCGCGGGCTTTCTGGCGGTCGCTCTCGTCGCTATCTTCCGTCACGAGCAAGGTCTTGACCTTGAAGTATTTGCTTAGCGTCTGCTCGGCCTTCTCAGCATCGGCCTTGCAGACCGCTACGACGAAGAGGATCGGCTGGTAACGCTTCTTCGCCCGCCGCTCCTGTTCCTCGAGTCGCTTGAGCGCAATCGCCATTTGCTGACGCATCGGCTCGTCGTCCGTCACCCATTGCGTGGCGTTCAGGCCCAGCCGGTCAACCTCGTCCCAGTCGATCTCCTCCACCTTGCGCTGTTCCCCCGTTCGCGCATCGGTGTAGGTCAACTGGACGGTCTTGATGTCCGGCTGATACACGACCGGCGTCTTGATGATCGCGTCGGCCAGGGCGTCGGTCACGCCGTACTCGTAAATCATGTCGCTGTCAGGTGCCTTGCCGTCCGCACGGTCGGGTGTCGCTGTCGTATCCACCCGCAGCACGACCTTTTCCCGCATGCGCTTCAGCGTGGCCTCGTATTCCGGCGCGGGCGAGTTGTGCGCCTCGTCGTTGAACAGGGCGAAATCCGGGCCGTTCATCAGGGCCGACAGGTTGCTCTGGCCGCTCTTGTTGCTCAGGTAGAACTGGTGGATGTTGCCCAGGATCACGCTCGCGCTGAACAGGCTCGCCCAGCCGCCCTCTTTCCCACTGCCCAGCGTCGTGAGGATGAAGTCCTGCGGTTGAACGTGACCCCATTCCGGCAGCAGGTCGCGGTCTTTGAACACCTTCCCGTCCTGAAAGTCATCCTCCAACCGATCCCGCACGATCAGGTTCGGACAGAGCATCACGAACTTCTGGACATTGTGGGCGATCCGCAGCCAGGCGATCACCGCCGCGATGATCGCCGTTTTGCCGCCGCCAGTGACGATGTTCAGCAGCAGTCCGTCCGCGCCGAGTTCGACTTTGCCGAGGATATCGTGAGCATAGACGAGGCGCAGGAAAGACTCCCACTGGTGCGGCCAGAGCGTACCTGGTCGGGCCGCCTGGTCGTCGTCCTTGGACGTCAGGAAGTCGATGTACTTGTACGATTCCGCCTTCAGGCCGGGCAGGCCGTCGCGCCGCCAGTCCCGAAATGCATCCTCATGCTTTGCGAATTGGTTGAACATTCGGCTAACTCACCTCAATCTCTGCCGTCCACAAGCCCTCGCCGCCCATGTCGTCCTGCACCTTGCAGGCGATGCGCTTCTTGCCCCGGTCCGGGAACTCGTATTGCGCCTGCAACGCGACCTCGTTCTTGCCGCCGCGCACGAAGGAATAGCCCGGCGTGCTGCTGAACCGCTTTCCGTAGTCGAAGTCCCACTGCACGTTGATGATCTTGGCCCCGGCGTTCAGCACCGCCGTCTCACTGACATCGAACTTGTATGTTCGCGCTGCGATGCGCTTGTAGCCGACCTCCACCCGCGGCGGCTGGACAAAGGTCAGGAAGTTCTCGTAGTCGGCGTTGTCGGTCGAAAGTGCCGTGACATGCTCGCGGAACCGGGGCGAATCAATGCGGATCATGTCCAGTCGAATGAAGTTCAGGTCCGTCTGCTCCAGCCGCCGCAGTCGATCTGCCGCCTCGATGGCGTCGGGACGGAACGCCCAGGCGAGCATGATCCCGTCGCGCAGATTGTCCTGCTTGTACCGAAGTGTCTTGCGCATGGCGTTGGCGAACGCCTGCACGTCTGCCGCCGTGACGGCCTTCTTCGGGTTTGGCTCGCCCACCCAGACCGGCAGAGCGCCCTTGTACCCGTGGATGCCGGGCTCGAGTCCCTCCGTGACTGCCCCGAAAGCGCGAAGGACGAACGCCCGAAACTGGTCGGTGGGTGCGTCAGAAAGTCGCCGCGTTTCGTACACGCCCCAGTGTTCGACGGTGAAATCGCCGACGGGAAACAGTTTGCCTGTCTCATCCTCGACCTGCCGAGTAAGTCGGTCGGCTGTGATCGCAACCGCAACGCGGGACTGATCGCACGCGATCCATCGACGCCCTAGCCGCTGCGCGACGGCTGTGGTAGTGCCGCCACCACAAAAGAAGTCGGCGACGGTCTCACCTTCTTTCGTATGCGCTCTGATGATCCTGTCCAATAAGAGTTCCGGTTTTTCGGTCGGGTATCCTATTCGTGCCCCCTGCCTAACGGTATCCGGGACATCACGCCAGACATTCGTGGCTGTTCGCGGCACAAGAATATGCGTGTCGTTCTCTTCGCAAAAGTACTTGATTCTGACGTTGCCGGTCGATGTTTCGTAAATCCTCCCCTCGGCACGGAGTCTCTCTACGCTCTCGTCCGTATAGTCGCCGCGTGGTGACGTCCAAGAGACTCGGTTTTCTTCATCGCGACTGAAGCCACTTGGCAACCCAAGAGTCCCATTCGATTTTCGCACTTTGGGCAGCGGATCGAGAAACACCTGCTGCTCGTATGTCGAACGCGACACATCGCGGCAATACCAGAGGAGCGATTCACTGTCCCTCGGGAAATGGCCGATCCGTGACTTGCGACCGATCCCACGTTTGTCCCACACAATCTCATTCTTGAAACAGTCATGCCCGAACATCTTGTCCATTTCGACCTTGATGTAGTGGCTCGCGTGCCAATCGCAGTGGACGTAGATGCTTCCCGTCTTCTTGAGCAGTCGCTTCATCTCGTACAGGCGGGCGTTAAGCCAGATGAGGTATCCGGGCATGCCGCCTTCCCAGATGTCGGAGAAAGACCGCAGCTCGTTCTGGTCCCCGAAAATGACGTTGTAGTTCCGGCCGGAGAAGAAGGGCGGGTCAATGTAGATCAGGTCAATGCTCTCGCTGGGCAACTGGCGCATGACGTGCAGGTTGTCGCCCCAGAACAGACGATTAGGTTCCAACTCGGGATGGCCGAACGAGACGCGCTCGACGACCTGGAACGGCAGCATGACCTGCGGGAACAGTTTGCGGAAGCCCTTGCGCCGGTCCCATCCAAGCGGCTCCTTCTCGACCGGAACCGACCCGAACCGCGTCGGCGGCTTCCAGAACTCCTCTTGCGGCGGCAGCGCGTCCGCCCGCTCGTCCTGATCCTCCAATACCGGCGGGGGAATGAAGTCGCCCTTCGTGGGGCCGGTCAAGAGTGCGTCTTCCTTCTTGCTCATGTGCGCTTCTCCTTCCGTCGCCCATACTTCGGGTCCGTTTGCACCGAACAAGTCTTGAGCCAGGCGTCGATGTCAGACCGATTGAACCGCCACTGCTGGCGAATCTTGAGCGCCGGGATTTCGCCCTTCTGGGCCATGTCGTAGACCTTGTCGGTACTCATCTGCATGTAGTCCGCCACCTGCTGGACTGTCATCAACTGGTTCACAAGCATCCTCCAGCGCATCCCAACGCTGCCAAATAAAACGGAACGTATCGTAGCACGTCGGAAGCTCCTGTCAAGAGATCGACAGGCGTCTCGCAGAAATCTTGCAGACCGTCCGCCACTTTGGCGTTCCGCCGGGTATGTATGCAGTAGAGGGCACGCGCATGGTGACCGGTAGGAAAAACGAGAAAGGCTGTCCCGCTCGTCCGCGCCAGACCCCCTTTTATCAGATGGAGAGGCAGACGGTCGGCAGGAAGTTGACGGAGTGTCCGCCACTTTGCCGGTCCAGCGCGTAAGTAACTCGTAGAAGCAAGGACGGCAGACGACCTGCCGATGCACAACAGGAAAGGAATGGGTGCCATGAGACAGACGATGCGACATGTGTTGAACCGCGAGGACTACGAGGCCCTCTACTGGCCGCCGGACGAGTACCCGAAGAACACGCTGGCGGCCGCCGAGGAACTGAAGACCCGTGGTCTCCAGGCCAAGTCAGCGACCCTCGACTACCTGGTCGCCAAGGGTATCGTCCCGGTGCCGGTGGACGACTTCGGTCATCGCCAGTGGGGCAAACGGGAGATCGACGAGGCGGCGGAGTACCTGGCGGGCAGCCAGTGCTTCACGCCCGGAACGTGGAAGCACGTGATGGAAGACTCCGACCCGGCGCAGGACCTCCGGGCGCTGCGAGAGGCGGCGGCCAAGGCTCCGCACCTGCCGGCCAACCCGGATTACTTCGTGCGCACGCTCATGCCGGGCGCGGCCGGTCTTGGCATCTACGCCACGGTCCACTACCGGCCCATGACCGAGGAAGAGAACGCCGCCTGGCGGGCGAAGGTCGAGCAGGCGCGCAAGGAACGGGAGGCCAGCCATGTCCGGTAACATCATCCTGACGGCAAGCGGCGTCGAGGTCGCCTGCGGGGAGAAACTCCCCCACCTCGACATCGTGGCCTACAACGGCGGCCTGATGAGCGTGCCGGGCTGGGGAGCGCTCGCGATTGACCTCGCGGGACTCGACCTCGCCGGTCAGGTGCGCGTCCTGGCCGACCACGACGCGACCCTGGACGGCATCCTGGGCCACGGCACGGCCGAGGCGCGGGACGGTCGCCTGCGCGTTTCTGGTTCGATCTCGGCCACGACGGACACGGCCCGGCGGGTCGTGGAACTGGCCCGGAACGGGTTCGAGTTCCAGGCGTCGGTCGGCGTGGAGCCGGTCGAGCATGGCCGGGTCAAACCGGGCGAGAAGGTTCAGGTCAACAACCGGACACTGTCCGCGCCGGAAGGCGGCTTCACGCTCGTCCGCAAGGGCAAGCTGCGGGAAGTGAGCATCGTGAGCATGGGCTGCGACGACCGCACGGCGGTCGCCATCGCGGCATCGAAGGGAGCCAACATGAACGTGGATGAGGAAGGGATTCGTGCCCAGGAGCGCGAGCGCTTGGCGAAGATCACGGCGCTCTGTGACGGCGAGTGGGGACACGACAAGGATCGGGTGGACGCCCTGAAGGCGCGGGCCATCGCGGGCCAGATCGAGTCCGACGAGCTGTCGGCCAAGCTGCTGGGCATCATGCGGAGCGCCCGACCAGCCGTCGGCGCGATCCGCACGGCGATCACGGCCCCGCAGCCGTTGGCCATTGAGGCGGCTCTGCTGATGCGCCTCGGACACGGCACGCTGGCCGAGAAGACTCTTGGCGAACGGGCCTGCGACGCTGGAGAACAACTCGGCGCGGCGCATCTGCTCGACCTCTGCCGGGCTTGCCTGGAACAGGACGGGATAGAGGTGCCACGGGGCCGCCTGGAACTGGTCAAGGCAGCCCTGAGCACCTACTCGCTCCCCGTGGCGCTGGGGAACGTGGCGAACAAGCTCCTGCTCGCGGCCTACGAGGACTTCCCCGCCACATGGCGCTCGTTCTGCGCCATCCGCTCGGTCAACGACTTCAAGGAGAACACCGCGATCCGTCCGAGTTTCACGGGCGGTCTGGAGCCGGTTGCGCCCGGCGGGGAACTCAAACACGGCTCGGTCGGCGAGCACGTCACGTCGTTCAAGATCGACACCTACGGCAAACTGCTCTCCATCGACCGCCGCGACATCGTCAACGACGACCTGAGCCTTTTCGAAGACACGGCACGGGCGATGGGCAAGGCGGCGATGCGCAAACTGGCCGACCTGGTCTTCACGACGCTGCTCGGGAACGAGGGGCCGTTCTTCTCGACGGCCAACGGCAACCTGATCGACGGGACGGACAGCGCCCTCTCGCTGCACAGCCTCTCGATGGCGATCCAGGCCATGCGCACGCAGCGCGACGACGAGGGCAACGACCTCGACATCGTGCCCGCGACGCTCGTCGTGCCGCCGCAGCTCGCGGAGCAGGCCAAGAGCGTCCTGGAGTCTGAGTTCATCCAGCGCATGGCCGAGCAGCCTACCGGCAACAGCTTGCGTCGTGCCGTGGCGCTCGAGGTCGAGCCGCGCCTGTCCAATGCCGAGAAGTTCGGAAACAAGGCCAGCGAGCGGCACTGGTACGTGTTCGCCACGCCTTCGGCCGCACCGCTCGTGGTGGCGTTCCTGAACGGGACGCAGACGCCCACGGTCGAGTACTTCGGCATCGAGCAGACCGTGGACAAGCTGGCCGTCTCGTGGCGCGTGTTCCACGACTTCGGCACAGCCTTCTGCGATCCCCGCGCCGCCGTCCGGGTCGTGGGCGAGTAGGCCAATCGGTCATTCCCGTGCGGAAAACCCCTCGCGAGAGGGGAAAGGAGGACTCTTTGTGTCTGAAAGCCCCACAGGACAGCTTCACATCAGCGGCTGGGACGTGTCGAACCCGCCGGAGGTGGAGCGGGCTTTCCGAACGGGCTACCGGATCGGGGTCTCTCGATGCGCCCGGTGCGACCTGGCGACCGCCGAGGAGTTCACCGAGCGCATGTCCGACCGGCGCAGGGCCGTCCTCGAAGGCATCTGGTCGGACCGTAGGGCCGCGATCTTCCGGGGCGCGATGCACGGCGGGCTCGCTGCTGTCAGGGCCCGAGCGGCGGGCGTGGACGTCGGGCTGGCCTCGTGGATGGATGCCCTGCGCTCGTGGACCGATGCGGAGCCGATCCGGCTGGACTGGCGCAGTGCCCACCCGCCGGAGCCGCCGCCGCCCGATGCGCCCAGGCTCGCCTTGGAAGCCGTCCCGCGCGGCCTGTGGGGCGATGCGTTCGGGCTGTTGCCGCCGTATCCGTCCAGGAGGAAGGCCATGACCCAGCCGCAGAGTGTCCGCGCCCTGATGGCGTTGTACCCCGAACTGCGCAAGCCCGTCATTCACGGCCTGCTTCGCGAGGGCGAGACGATGAACCTGATCTCGGCCCCGAAGATGGGCAAGAGCTGGCTCGTGACCGACCTGGCTCTGTCCGTCGCCACGGGCCGCGACTGGCTAGGCCAGTACCAGTGCGAGCGCGGCGACGTGCTCATCCTGGACAACGAACTCCACGGCGAGACCAGCGCCAACCGCGTCCCGAAGGTGGCGAACGCCCTTGGCGTGGATTTCGACGACTATGCCGATCACGTGTGGGTCCAGAACCTGCGCGGCCAGTTGCAGGACGTGTTCACGCTGGGCAAGTACTTCGAGGCCCTCGTCCCGGGCCGGTTCAAGGTCATCATCCTCGACGCCTTCTATCGCTTCATGCCCCGCGACATGGACGAGAACGACAACGGGACGATGTCGTCGCTCTACAACCATATCGACCGCTATGCCGACCGACTCCGCTGCTCGTTCGTGCTGATCCACCACACCACCAAGGGCAACCAGGGCGGCAAGAGCATAACCGACGTGGGGGCCGGGGCGGGCAGCCAGAGCCGGGCCACGGACACGCACCTGATCCTGCGGGCGCACGAGTCGGACGACGCCGTCGTGCTGGATGCCGCCGTTCGCTCCTGGCCGCCCGTGTCCCGCCGCTGCCTGCGCTGGACGTTTCCGGTCTGGTCGCCAGCGGACGACCTGGACCCGGCCTGCCTGCGGGTCGAGAACGGCAGGAAGCGAGGCGAGAGGAAGGACTGGACACCCGGGGCGTTTGTGGAGGCGTTCGTCAACGACACGCCCGCTACCCGCTCGACGATCCTGGCCAAGGCTGTCAGCGCCGGTCTGTCGCGATGGGCGGCCGACAACCTCCTGCGCACGGCCGACAACGACAGCCTCATGGTTCGCCAGGGCAGCGGCAAGCGGAACGAGCCCTTCACCTACCGGCGCGGTCCGGCAGCCCGGGAGGACCGCCCATGACGTTTCGTTTTGTGAATCGTTTTGCCCGCACAAAACGAATCCAGCACGTCGGGTCTCGTTTCGTTTTGTGTGCCCTTAAAGGGGCACACACAAAACGAAACCGAACGAGACCGACGTGCCCGGCGACCAGACCGACCACAAAACGAAACGGACTGGCCTGCGGATGGCCAGCGATAGGTACTCCGCCGCCATCGTGGCGAGGCGACCGCCGCGGGAACAGCTCCGACCATAGGCAGAGTTTGTTTTGCGTGTCCGGTCATCCCGGATGCCGGTCCGAAAGGCGGTGTCAATGCGCTTGACCCCGCCATCCTGTGGCCCCCGGCAAACGGTGGAGAACCGGTCAGAAGGGACTGGATGTTCCCCGGGAAACTGGCCTCATGTGGTGGTGTCGGGTTCGGCTATGGAGCGCCTGCCTCGCCCGGCCTGGATATCGGATGCGCTCCTCGCGGAGACCATAGACGTGTGGACAGAAGCCTACGGACGACCGGTCAGCGAGGAACACGCCATCGAAATCCTGCGGAACGTCCGGCGGCTGGCAGAGGCGCTCCTGGAAGCCAAACGGGAGATGCAACGATGAAGGTCGTGATATGGGCGCGGGTCTCGTCCCGCGAGCAGCGCGAGGGCTACTCCATCGACGCCCAGCTTCGCGCCTGCCGCGAGCGGGCGCAGAAGAACGACTGGACGGTCGTCCGGGAGTTCGTCGTGGCCGAGTCGGCCAAGCGAGGCGCGGAACGCGTCGCGTTCAACGAGATGTTCAAGTGGGTCCGGGCCAACGCCAAGAAGGAGGGCCTCAAGGCGATCCTCTCCCACAAGCTGGACCGCGTCTGCCGCAACATGCGCGATGCCGTCCGGCTCCAGGAACTCGAGGACGCCTGCGGCGTGCAACTCGCCTTCGTGGAGAACCAGTTCGGGCCCGGCGCGGCTGGAGCCCTCTCGTTCAACGTGATGGCGGCGGTCGCGCAGTACTACTCCGACAACCTCCGCGCCGAGGTACTGAAGGGCATGGACGAGAAGGTGCGCCAGGGCTGGCCGACGGGCCATGCACCCTACGGCTACGTCAACGTGGCCGACAAGGACGAGCCGGTCCAGCCGCACCCGGAGGACTCCAAGACGCTCGCCATGCTGTTCGAGTTGTTCGCGTCAGGTCAGTACACGTTCGAGAGCCTGGCTGAGAAGATGGCCGCCGAAGGGCGCATCTACCGGCCGAGCACGCCACGGTTCAACCGCTCGTCGCTGTCGCACATCTTCGCCAACCGCTTCTACGCGGGTGAGCTGGTGCGCAACGGGCAGGTGCATCAGGGCCGGTACAAGCTCGTGATCGACCGCCAGACGTTCGACACCTGCCAAGACCTCCTGAAGGGCAGGAGCCGTCGCACTGGCAACCCGGAGATCATGCTTTCGGGCGGCGTGGTGCGCTGCGGCATCTGCGGATACGCGATCACCGGCGAGAACATCCGGCGCAAGCTGCTCAACGGCGACTGCAACGTCCACGTCTACTACAAGTGCGGCAACAACCAGAAGCACGACGACCACCCGCCGGTCCGCTGGCGCGAGCCGGACGTGGAACGGCTGATCGTGGCCGAACTGGACAGCATCCGCATCCCGGATGCGGGCATGCAGACATGGATGCGCCACTCCATCGAGGAGACGTTCGCCGACCTCACGACCGCTGAGGGCGAGCGGCGCACGCGGCTGGGCAGGCGGCGCACCGAACTGGCGAGCATGCAGAGCCGCCTCCTGGACGCCTTCCTGCGCGGCACGGTGGACGAGGCCGCGTTCAGCGCCAAGTCGTCGGAGTTCAAGGCGCAGATCGCGGAGGTCGAGCGGCAACTCGACGGCGCGGGCGCGGTGACGGAGGAGACCGGACGGCTGGCCCTCGCGGTCTACGACTTCAGCCAGAACCTCGTGGACATCTGGCGAAGATCGAAGTTCGCGTCGCGTCGGAAGATCCTGGAATGCGTCAGTTCAAACCTGGTCCTGACCGACGCAACTCTCGTGTTGGCAAAGAGATCGCCGTTCGACTGGCTCGCCGAACGGCCGTTTATGAAAGATGGTCGGGGCGGAGGGATTTGAACCCTCGACTCCCAGCGCCCAAGGCTGGTGCGCTACCAGGCTGCGCTACACCCCGAGAAATGTGGGGAGGAGTTTATCACACTTCGCCCCGCGTTCGTCGAGA